CAAAGAAGTATGGAAAAACTCGTAAAAAGTGTATATTAGTTGGAGAAAAGATGACGGCAAAACGAGAAAAGTGTACTAAAACTTCTCAACGAACTTCTCCGCCAGCTCGTTCTCTTGAGAATCGTGAGAATCAGCTTATCGAAAAAGCATATTCATTAGCCGAAGAGCGTATGAACAATGGGACTGCATCGGCACAGGAGATAGTTCATTTTCTTAAGATGGGTGCAGCTAAATCTCAACTTGAAAAAGAGAAGCTTGAAGCAGAGGTTCGGCTTCTTGCTTCTAAGAAAGAGATAATCGATGCTAGTAAGCAGAGTAGCGAAGCGTATGCTGAAGCACTTGCTGCTTTTCGATCGTACAATGGAAGTTCTGATGAACAAACTTAAGTCATATTGCGAAATGTTACAATTTCCGACATTGGCTGAGCGTTTTGAGTATCTTAAATTAAATGGGCACATTGGCGATAATACTTTTGGCTTTAATAGATACATTAACCAAGCATTTTATAAGAGTAGAAAATGGAGATCGGTTCGGTCCGAGGTTATAATTCGTGATGGAGCGTGTAATTTAGCACAGTCCGACTATCCGATATTCGGTCGAGTTCACATTCATCACATTAATCCGGTTTCTATCGAGATGTTCGAAGATGATGATCCATTATTGTTTGATTTAGACAATCTTGTGTGTGTTGATGAGCTGATGCATAGAGCAATACACTATGGCGATGTCTCTTTGCTGCCAAACGATTATATTCCTAGATCTCCCGGTGACACTACACTTTGGTAAAAGCAAAAAAATTATACTATGTAATTTTAGCGAAAAAGAGAAAGCCCCTGTATAAAATTCTATACATTGACTTTCCCCTACATGTTAGTAACCAAGGTTTTCAACTTGCTTTATAAGATTTTCGGTGTATCGTTTTTGCTCCTCAAACTTAGCAAGTTCTCGCTGAAGGGTAACGTATTCATACGTTCCCCATGCAATAACTGCAAAGGTTGCAATGCCCAAACCAACCGCAATAATCTTTTCCATTTTTGGTCCTTTCTATTATTGATTACTATCCTATATTAGTAAGGGTAATTTTGGCGAAGCAAAAAAAATTAAGAAAAGTAATTTTAGCGAAAAAGAGAAAGCCCCTGTATAAACTTCTATACATTGACTTTCCTTTTTTGGAATGTAGTACTACTTCATAAGTTCATACTCTACGTCAAGTAACTTAATCTTGAAGTTTGCAAGTGTGATGAGGTTTCGACAGGTTTCAAGCTTTCCCGGTGCATCAGGCATCGCGCTAAAGCGGTAATCAACCGCCATATGCGCTAACTTTTGCACGAGACGCTCGAGTTCTTTCTTATCACGTCGATTCTCATACTTCTTGTTAAACTTATCGAGTTTACTTTTAATGTTGCACATAATTCCTCCTTAAAGTTGTGTCTACCTTTCCTATATTAGGAAGGGTATTTTTAGCGAATTAAAAAGAAGGTATTTTTAGCTAAGAAAGGACTAATCCATGTCTTGGATTCGAGTGCCGATAGTAAATTGTAAAACGGCATCAATTAGACGAGCTCCATGGATTCCTTTGCATGATGAAGACATCGTTGGAATTCGTGATGGTCCCGAAAAGAAGCATGATA